CCGACCGTCGACACACCTATATTGTCTATCCAGAACGGACCATTATTCGCAATATTGTTATACTGGCCAAACCGAACAGCAGTGATCGACGACCCTGTATTGAGTGACGATATTGTATGGGTTTCTGTAGCCGTTGTACTGTCGGCCGAGTTGTACAAGCTACAGCTGACTGACCCAGTAGAGGTATTAGGAACACAATACCCTTCGATTCTTACCCACTGATTCAAAGCAACAGCATTGGTAAACGATAGAAGCAGCGTAGTACTGTTGTAAAGCTGTATTAGTCCGCCAGTTGTTACACGAACGTTGAACGATGTACCGGACCCAGGTACGTACACGACACACTGCAGCCCTGCCACCGGATTCGCAGGAAAGTAAAGGTACGTTTCAAACCAAGTCTGGACGGTCTGCGTACCCAAGCTAGCTATCCAGCTGCAATAGGCAGCGCCACCACCTGAACCAGTAGCAACTTTACATGCAAGAGTGCCGTGGGCAACATGTGTATTGTCAAAAATTAGCGTGTTGCCTGTACCAATATTAACGCTGTCAAGGTAGTTCTCATTTGTCCCAGCAGTGTTACCGCCACTGCCCCCGATGAGCGTAGTACCGTTACTACCCTCTTCGAAGTTGTTAAGAAGGGTGAGCGACATCTCTTACCACCTAGAACGAAGGAACTACTGCGTGGCAGTCAACACGTACAGCATTGGCGCCAATCCCGTGACAAGTTACTGAGCCATCAGACTTAAAGTTCAAACACGGTGCTTCGTTGTTAGAACCCGACGCGATTTGCTGATTGTCTGTCCAGCAAGGTATGCGTCTTTCAGTAGCGCCCACATACGCGGGAGGTAGGGAACCGACGTTCCAAGCATTCGTACCGTCGCTTACGTTGCCGGGATGGATATTCACGAAGCTGACGCATAGATTCCCAGCGATGTCCATCATGTATTTTGCCTGGCCACTAACGGACCAGTTGTTCGCCATCGCTGGCATGTTATGCGGAGTATCATTAACCCCCGTAATGTTTGGTACAGTAGCAATATACTGGCGTGTTCCATTCAGAGTCACGCCTAGAAGATGTGTGTCCGTTTCTACCCAAAGTCGTCCGTCCAAAAGGGTACCAGGTAGCAGACCAGTACTGGTCACTGGAACTGGACCACCAAGCGCTGTGTAAACTCTTGCGTCGACAACTGTGCCAGCGCCGTTTGTAACTGACATGTTCGGCGTAACGCGAATAATACCGAGAGGTATACCAGTGTCAGGTATCGCAGGTAGGTTTCCGGGGGACGAACTAGAAAATGTTCCAGGGACATCTATGATGTCCCAGTTATCATCGGGATCGCCATACGCGGTGTCATGCTGCCTCATGACGATATAGTCAGAACGCCACTGAGTCGCGCTCGAGGCGGGAACTGTAACAGAATACGAGGCGCTATTGTACCCAGCGTAAGTGCCACGAAAAGCAGTACCGCTCGACATGTAGCCCAGACCGGTATCAACGTTGACGGTCATCCCCGACGTACCCGTTACTGCTAGTCGATTACCAATCAAAGGATTTACGCCATAGCCCTGCGGCCAGGAAGCAGCACCCTGAGCGCTAAAGACAAGACCCATGAGAGCATTGCGTAGCAGTACAGCAGGATGGTCACTTCGATTTTGCAATGCGTACGCGGGGTTCTGCGGGCTAATTTTAGTCACACCCTTTCTTGCGGACCCCTATGACAAGAAACTCCACAGGGCCTGTAGGTGTCCAGTACTGATCAATAGTAGGTATTGTAACTAGTTACGCTAAACGAGCCTGCTCCGGAATCGGCAGACAAAAAGAACATTACTGTTTCGTTTTTAGGTACAGTGAAAAACGTTAGACCTTTCAACGCAGATCGCCTGCTTTCCGAATCGTTCAAAATTACACGCTTGTACTGGCAGTCAACCTGGAGAGTGTCCCCTTGTTGCAGGTTGATCTTAAATGTCATAGCGCTATCACTAACGGAGCTGCCCAGGGACGGGTTCTGAAGAGCGCCATAGAGCAGGAACGTTGGGTAAGCATCCTTGGTGCCATAGTTAGCAACAGCCACGGAAGAGTAGAAGATAGGACCGCCGAACGCAAGTGGGAAGCCGATAGGAAACCCAAAGCCGATATCGGGTACCACGTTGTATGCGGCTCTACCAAAGCTTGCTGGATAGTCGTATATGTTCGGGTCGCTGCACAGAAGTGTAAACTGTATAGATGTCTGACCCAGTCGCCTAAGCGTATCAATATCGTACTGGCAACCGCCGCCTTGCGCGTTGACAAACTGAATCCCCTGCGATGGCAACTGAAAGTAGAAGGGGCGAATTGTCGGATCCGTATAGTCTGCCCGTAGCTGTTTTAGGATAGTGTCGCAATCATTAACATTTGCGAAAAGCGTCCCAGTTATGACGACGGTTCGCATCGACTGAAACTTACCATCGACGTACGTACCATCCATGCCCTCGTGTTCGTTGGTGTTCATTCGCTTTGGAGCGCTATCGAGCCCAGTGACTTGTGTTACGTCAATAAAGGGTAGAGTTCCGTTGAAGTCGGTGTTCAGAACAAAGCCACCATTACCAAACATGAACTCGTAGTCAAGCAGACTAATCTGTCCGCCCTGTGAGGAGTACGTGGCCTCGTAAGTTGCTGGGTAGCCCATATTCCATCACATCCCTAAGCACTTACCGGGTAGACGTTCTGGCCGTACAGGAACCCAGTGACCGTAGTGATGGTGGTAGCGGGACCACGCCAAGCTAGCACACCACCCGTGGACACGCTGACAGGTACAACCGAGTAGGTGCCGTTGTTGTTGAGGGTCAGCAGGATCTGCTTTGTATCTGAGGCGTAGTAGTAACCAGATGGCAGAGTGTAGATAGTCTGCCCGGCAGTGATGGCGGTGGTCGCTACGATACTCAAGGCGAATGTGACCATGACTAGCCCCGACTCGGCGAGCCTGGTGTACTTGATGCTGCCCGACCACCCAGAGGGGAACCCAGAAGAGACTGTGGTAAAGGCTTCCGCGTCGACGATTCCGCCATACAAACCGCCGCCGCTAGGATTGAGGACGGTGTCGCCAAGTAGAGTGCCGTTCCACACAAAGGCGCCGGACCCGTTGCTCGCTGCGAACCCACCGTAGAACCGCAAGATCCCTTGGCCATACATGTTGTTACTAGCATTGCCAAAGATGATAGTCTGTGGGTTGTTCGCGAAAGGGCCGCCGGTGATCTCGGCTAGGACGGAAAGCGAGAGAGTTTCGACAATCGAGTAGGAACCAGCTCCGGGGTGACCGGTGGGGACGGTGCCGGTGATCCGGAGGAACCCGTTGGTGACCGCACTGGCAGAGCCGACCATGTTGCTGCGCCAGCGGTGTCCACCGTTGTATAGGCGAGCGCCATTCTGGACCACAATAGCGTCCTGGTTCACCGCGCAGTTGCAGTAGGCGTAAATGTCGTTGTACCCGAACGAGCTGGTGCTGGTCTTGGTAACGCCGTCATCAGTGACATCAAAGACCACGTGTTGTGTGCAGTTGTACGTACTGAAGTGCGCCCGCATTTCTTCGGTCCACCACAAGTGGTTGTCGAGCCAGACGCCCTTCGCCCCGCTACCAGTGAAGTTACGAACGATTACATCGAACAGGTAACCAGTCTGATCGCCCGCGTGTAGCCCCACTGACCCAGCAGTGGCACCGGAGCCGTCGATGACCGGCCGACCAATGATTCCGCCACCCTGTCCGGTAGGCTGGTTACCGCCGTAGGTGGTGTTCTGGAAGCGGAAACAGTCACCGCTTCCAGTGAAGTTGATCTTCACTCCAGGATCACAGACGAAAAGCGTTAGCGGTCCTGCACCAGTAACGCTGATCGTACTGGCGAGCTTGTACGTCGCTGGCCCTGGAACCCTTACCACACCGACACCGCTAGAGACAGCTGCTGCGAATGCCGCGTACGAGTCGTTGACGCCAGTCGGATCGGCGCCGCCCGCGTAGGAAGCGTTGAGAACAGTTTGCCCGGCGCCTAGTGCGGTTAGCGCATCTACTATGTTGTCTATGTCCTGCGGTGGGTTGCCGGTGCCAACCGCGCGTGTGTCCGGCGGAAGGGTGAAGTCAACGGGCATCTAGGTTAGTCCTCCCTCCTAGGCAGAACGTCGACTCAGTTCGAATCCTAGCTGTGCTGCGTGAAGACGTGGGTTTATCTCGTGCGTGTACACGTTTACAGTTATGGGACCGCCCTTCCCATACGGCACTGCGCGGCCGGCCATTGCGCTTGCAATATTGGACATAGACCCGCCATGGGCGTTCGATGGGTGAACTTGTTCCCCACCGCGCATGTACATCAGTTCAGGACCCCACTCACCGACCCAGGCCCATCCGGGAGCAGCCGACGTCGTACCGGACTGGTAACCCCTAGGCCGATGACGCCACGAAACGTTGAACCACCTGGCAGCTTCTCGTCCTAGCTTCTTGCCGAGGCGTTCGAATTGCCTTTCGACCGCAGGGTCCTGCAGACTCTTTACCCAGTTCTTACCTGTAATGAACTTGCCGCCATACACTGCGGTTGCGGCACCTCTCGAGATTTTTCTTTCTTCCGCAGCGATTTCGTGCTCGTCAGCACTAATCTGTTTCATTAGGGCCGGACCGCCAGCAAGGATGTCGTTCGCAAATTGTGTGCCAGGTCCTGGCCCCAGCGCGACAATCTGTCGGATGAGTGCCCTTGGTGCCTTGGCCTTTGAGAGCTTTCTAAGCGCGGAGGCAAAGGCTTTTAGGTCCCCTAGCTTCTGCTGCAGCTGTACGTTTACCATCTGACCAGCAGTCTTGCGCTTCATTCCTACGTAGCCAGCACCCTCGGTCAGACTAGAGATATCAGCATAGCCACTCAGGCCAGATAGAACGTCTTTCTGGTAGCTCTTAGCAGCTGCAACTCTAGCTGCGTTCGCCTTGACTTGCTTGTCTAGGCTTTCGAGGTGCTTAACCTGGCGCTTGATCATATCGTCGCGCCAGCGCCGCGCAGGACCATGGTAGTATCTTGCAATGTCCCTTAGGTAGCGAACTTCTTCATTTCGTATTTCTCTGACTGTGCCCGGGTGCCGAAAGAACCTCATGAGCCCAATACCCATGCGTTCTTGCTCGGACATATGTGTACCAGTAGCGTAGCCGCGAACGCGACCAACAAGTTCTGGGCCGCGTTCTCCCACTACTGCCAAGCCACGCTGCGCGCCGCCAGTCCCACGACCGTACCAATGAGGACTGCGCGCGAGCCATCTCATGTAGGCAGCAGCAGGTGAGCCGTACACAGCGCGAATGTAACCAAGACCCCAACGAATTTGTGTTACAGCGTTCGTTAGCCAGTCACGGCCAGCTGCTGCCATCTTCGACGCAGGTAGTGCCTGGGGAATACCATACGCCCCAGAGCTAGGGTTCTTAGCGTTCCAGCGCCAGCCTGATTCACCGTTCCATAGAGCAATTAGGGGAGCCATCTGTCTGGCTCCCCATCCGTACAGCGGGAGAAGCCTGCGAGCTGCTGCCTGGGCAGCTCGCGCTCCAGGACCAGCAGCTCCACCGCCAGGGTAGCCAACTATGGACAACTGGCTTTGAAGAGTCTTAGCTATACTTTTCGCCAGCAGAACGGTATATCGGTTTATGGCATGGACAGCAGGACCCATCGATGGAAAGGACTCACCAACTGTCCAGCCCGTTCCGCTCGCGTACCCTCTGGTAGCTCGTGTCGAGTCCTGATTGTTCAGGACTGTCTCGCCGCCCTGCATGTACATGAGCTCAGGGCCGCGTTCGCCAACCCATGCCCACCCTTGTTCAGCCCCTCCTGTACCTGCTGCGTGTCCCTTAATGTGTCTCGACGGGTAACTAACGCCTGCAGGCAAGTCCAGACTAAATATCAGAGCTGTTTTATGTTTCGGGTCGATCTTGTTGAGCCAGTTGTTGGTACTAGTAACAAAGTTGGCAACGTCCCTAGCCGCTGTCTTAAGTTTACCTCCGACTCCCGGTACCCAGCCAAATGCTTTAGCTATGCCCTTCAACATAATGCCAGCCCACCACAATATGCCAGTGCCAGGGTTCGTTAGGATCGTTCGGGCCAGGTCGACAAAGATGGTTCTAAGTACATTGTAAACGTTCTTAACAACATCCTTCATGTCTTGCCAAATAGTGTGCCAATGCTTAGCCAGCTCGATAGCAGCAAGCGCAAGAATGCCAACAGGACCCAGCAGCGGTAGAAGGTACTTGCCAAAACCGTTGTAGATAAAGTTCCAAGCATCCGCTGCGATCCTCTTAATGAACCCCCAAACGGTGTGCCAATGCTTGTAAAGCTCGTAGACGCCAACGGCAATTGCGCCGATAACAAGAATCAAGCCGCCAGTCGCACCAATGATAAATGCCGACGAAGCAGCAGTAGCTGCGTCAATGCCCAAGAGGCCAGCGATCCACGCAGCTACCGCAGTGGCCATACTCGCAATCATCGAGCCAGCCCACATAATGCCCCTTTTAATCATAAGGGCAAAGCTAGCCACTGCCTGCTTAGAGTAGGTCCAAATGGCTGTACCGATAGCCTTCCACATTTCGCCGACTTTCATACCGGCGGTTTCTAGACCAAGCAGGCCACCAATGAGCGTACCAAACTTCAACAAGAGGAGTCTTGCTAGTCCCTTATAGGCCAGGTCCCAAAGTGCAGTAGTAGCCTTGATAGATCCGAATTTAGAAAACACCATCTCCAAGATGATCAAGTTGTATATAAAATGACCGACTCCTGGAATAGACACTAGCTCATTCAAAATACCTGTTAGCAAAACCAGAGCTTGCAAGTAGACTCGTCCAGGACCCCCAGACATAGCCTTAACCAAGCCACCCAAAATGCCAGCAAGGTTCTTCAACAACTGCCCTACAATGGGTGCATCCTGCTTCATCTGATCCATGAAGTCCGTAAAGCCCTTGCCACCAGTCCAGTGTGCGAACTTCGAAGTCAGACTTACTAGACCATGCAGTACCGAGGTCGCCATACCCGACTTCGCGAACCCCATTAGGATATGTCCAATGCCAACGCCTACATTGCCCAATGCCTGCCCGAAGCCCTTAACCGAAGGGCCTGTCAGTTTAAGCATCGTGCTCATGAAGTCCTTGAACCCAGCAGACTTCGTCCCCTTCTGTACTTCTGTCATAAGGAAACTTAGGGAGTTTCCCGCAGCTTGGGCAAATGGGTGCAAGTACTTCAGCAGCGGCGTAACAATGGCCAAACCTTGCGCGAAGAGCTTCAGGACAATCGGCTGGCTCTTCATCTGTGCCTTACCCAGTGCGTCGTCGAACTGCATGTACGAGAACAACGCCTTCTTCCGAGCAGCATCCAAACCAGAATATGCTTGGCGTTCCTGCATAAGCGCGCGAACTTGCGCCTTCTCCGCGGTTGGTAGTCCCGTCATAGGAGTTTGCGCCATCAGGACAGTTCGCCTACGCTGTGCTTGTGACAGCGTATACCAGTTTAGGTTCGGTCTGGTCAGGAACCCCATCCCTGGACCTAGCGCGTTCGTGGTGGTCGCTGTAGTTGTACCACCCCCGCCACCTCTCGCTAGCTCTTGCCGGTAACGTTGAACAACTCCACGCTCCGTCATAAGCGTAGCCTGCTCGCTTATACGAGAGGCCCGAGTCGTTGCGCCACCTAGCCGAATCTGAGTCGCCTGGATCCTAAGCTGTTCAGCAGCGATTCGCTGTCTAATTGCGCCGGGGTCGAACGTGGAACTTGGTTGCCGAGTAGAAGTCTTAGTCGTGGAGCCTGCTTGTAGCCACTGCTGCAGAGCTGTCGCATTAGCTCGAATAGCGAAGGTGGTGTTGAGCTGGTCGATAGTAGTAAAGGCCTGCTTCACTGGACCTAGGATCTCTGTCGCCGAGATACCAATAGCACCTATACCAGCAGCAGCAGCAGTTCCAGCAGTAGCTAGACCACCCAGAATACCGGCAAGTCCGGTGAGTGCAGGAGGGGCCGCGCCGAGACCTACGCCCAGAAGCGGCAGCCAGGTAGGTGTCCGGAACTTTTCCTTCTTTATCTGTGCGCGCCAAGCAGCAGCAAACCTCTTAGCAGACGAAGTTCCAGCATCCTGTGCAGCTCTCCCGGCAGAGTCATCGAGTGCCTTCTTCATGGCATTACGAATGGTTTTCGACCGCATAGAAGCAGCGACCTTCTTGAGCTCCTTATCCATATCGGATGCGATCGTCAAGCGCGAACGCCCACTAGCTGTTCGTTTAAACTCCTTGACGGCCTCCTGAGCAATCTTAAGCTTAGCCAGAAGGTCAGCAATTTCGCCTTCGATCTTGGCGCCAACAGTCGGCAAGTCCTCACCAAAAATTTTTGTCACCTCCTCTCTATTCTCGTCCCTGCAAAGCGCTGTCTATCTAAGTCTAATATCCAGAGCGTTTGCTGTACCCAACGATATTGATTTGCCGCTTTTGCCTATGCCCACATTTGTCTGTTTGCGTCTAACTATATGAATATACGCGCTGAGTCTCTGAGTTTCCGATCTGCTTTCTTAGAATGCTTGTAGCCAGTACACCACCTTTAGCCTGTGTCAAAATGCTACCGCCCTCTTCATAGCCCAACGCCAGTGCTCCCAGAAGATGTGCTCAAAGCCTCCAGGGCCACGAGTATCGATCTCTTGAACAGTAGGTCGGAAGAACGGACGCGGAGATAGCCAGGTCATGTGTCCAGTACCAGTCCAGCCACCGAGTTCCTGAATTCGCGTGTATGCAGCGTTCGCAGTCACCTTAGTAAAGCCGCGAATGGGCATAATCGTGATTTCGACACTGTCGCGCAGATGAAACGGAATCCGATAGTATCGGCCGTACCCGCCACCCGTAGTTAGCGAGCCGACTGGGCCCTTGAATGTCGGTGCCGCTGTTGGTTCCTCGAACGGGTGAGCGTACTCTAGCAGCTTTGCGCGCACGCGCTCTTTGAGGTACTCAGCAGCATCAAGAGCAGCAGACTCCGTCGCAGTTACGGTGTTTTGGCTCCAGTCAGACAAAGCTGCTTCGAAACGCCTAATGTCAAGGCTGATATTTACTTCTGCCTTTACGCCCACACATCACCTGCTTACATCGGATTGTTGTACGCAAAGTAAATGATGAGCACAACGTACAGTACCAGAGCACCCAAACACATCGACCCTAGGATGATTAGGAGCAACTTCCACCATTCCATGTTGCCTCCTACATCATTCGTGGAGCTTTCTGATTCTGTCTCGCCTGCCGAGAATGTGTAGCCTCCTGTTGCGCTTCGTCTAGCCTACGCTTCGTTTCCTGTGCTTCGACGACGAGGTCCATTCCATGAACCAAGAACGAGTCTTGCTGCAGAAGTCCGCCTGGCTCCGGGAGGCAGTGCAGATGCTGACACACGCCGGCTATACCTATGAGGTGATCGGCGATGTTGCCGATCCAGGCTTCGCGACTTCCACGGATGACTCGGATGTCACGTTTCCGTCCGCGGAGGATCCGTTCGCGGACGGCGTTTCGGAGTTTGGGAAGTTCTTCTGCCAGTCGTGTATGTTGCCAATCAGCCTGCTGATTTCTTGACCGACATTTCCGTCAAGCAGGTGAACGTCTTCTTTCCGCTTGAAATCGAGAACCCTATCGTTCTCGTCCATGAGGTTATGTCCGACCACGCATGTCCGGAACTGATACTCCTCAACGGCTGCTCGCGAGATGTTCATAGCCATCTCAGGGTCATCGCTATTCTGACCGGCCTTCGCCGAGACCTGATAAGCCATGTCCTGGCTGGTCATTAGTTCGCCATATGACATACGGCGAAGCTCCACAAAACCGCCAGGACATGTCTTCAGATCGTGATGCTGTGGCTCCGTGGAAATTGTAGCCCGTGGCACCTTCCGCCTCCTTCTTGCTTTCTTACTCGCCCTACGCACCATCGCCCGATAAGCGCGTCTAGTCCGCCTGTTCATGTTTGCCCCTTAGGGCTATCAGCTAATATTCTCCTGGGACTTAACCGTGAGATAGCAAGCGTTGCCCGAGCCGTCGACCGTAGAGTCGTACGTGATACTTGCCCGCACGATGTCGCCCTGTGCACCAAGTGGCACCTGATACGTACTCTTGTACGCATTGGGAATGTTGAACTGAATAATGTTGTTCGCCGTCTGCTGGGTCAAGACTGTAATGCCCTGCGGTGTTCCGGCCTGGAAGGCGTTGTAGTCCGTCCTATCGAGGAAGTCGCGGCTAGCCGTCATCTGAATAACGCGCTCGCCCAAGGAGATGAACTGCGCACCACGGCCAGCGTTCGCGCCAGTGTTCTTCAACCGGTACTGCGACGCGCCACCCTCATCAATCGAGAGCGAGAAGGTGTCCATGTCAAACACCTGAGTGCCCGTGGGAATTCCGACGTTCCAGGTGCCAGGCCCGTATGGCGTCTCAGTTGTCCACGTTGGCACAGGCAACGACTGTACTGCTTCATTCTGGAACAGAATATCCGCGTCCATCTGAAGCATGTCGTTCTGGATAGCGAGCGTCATCTTAGTGACAACGCACCCAACATAGCCAAATACAATACCGTTCCGAACGACCGTTAGTGATAGCGTACGCGTTGGCCAGATGCTGTTCGACGTCGGGGTAATGGCATACGAGAAGTTCGGCGTCGTGCCCGACTTGACGATGCCCATCCGCATCGCGTACAGGTAGTACACAATGACATCATCGAACGCTTCTGCTGTAACCGTTCCCGTACTGCCAACGTTTCCTGGGACTACCCCACTCTGGTCAACAGACTGACGAATAGCACGTCGGAAGATAAGGCCTGGCTGCCACTCGAGCGTCTCGCCGAGGATCTCGTGGTACTTTGTCGGAGCCGCGTACACGCCCGACGTACCCTCAAAAGCAAGTCCTAGAAATCCACCTCCAGCCACGCCCACGTTCGGCATTAGCTAGCACCTCCCTTGCCGCTCGCGGACCCTTGGCTAGAAGATTCCACAGGGCCCTTGGTTGGCGTAGCTGCCTTTGCTGGTGTCCCGGCCTTCTTAGAGGACGTTGCCTCAGGCTGCATGCGTTCGAATGTCACACCATGGGCGCTGACTTCGTGCAGAACTGGACCTGCAGTGGGTTTAGAAATCCAGCTACCTGCCGTAGGCGATTCGGGGTCAGTATCATGCTCGCCCTCATCCGTTGCATAGAAGGCACGGAACTGATCGTGCAGTTCCTCCGAGATCTCGTATGTTCCGCCATTCTTAAAGGTCCCGAGTCCTGGGATACGAACATCATCACCCTCGGGACGGTGCAGTAGACTCACTGTCATTTTATATGTCATTTCACCGCCTAAGGGTTAAGCAGCGTCTTTGTCCGACTCTGGAAGGCCATTCGCGTTGCGTCGATATACGCTGTACCACGAACTGCAACGCCAGGCTCTATCGCTGAGCAGAAGCAGTCAATTACGTTTCCGCCCAGCCTGACGTCCGTGTTCATGAAGCGCTTGATCTTATTGGCAATAGTCAACGACGCGTGCACGTTCTGCTGCATGTCTATGATCTGCCCTGCGTACACCATAACGTAGGTCAAAAACTGCATCAAGACAGGACGACCGCCGACCCCATTGTAGGCA